ATGGCATCATAGCAGTTACGTTCACTCCGTTGATGGGAATGACGAAGTTCATACAAGACTTCATACACGACGCGCACGTAGAGGCAGAAGAGCATAAGGATGAGTAAATCCGTTATCATGGCCGGGTGGGACGACGTACCCCACCTGACTGAGGAAGCAAAGGCAGAAATGCTGGAGTCTACGCCTCCGCACCTGATAGAAAGCAGGTCGAAGGGAGTGCCGGGGCTGGGTTCTGGGGCTGTGTACCCAATCCCAGAGAAGGAAATCGTCTTTACACCCTTCCAAATACCCGCTTGGTATCGCCGAGCGTATGGTTTGGACGTAGGCTGGAACTTTACAGCCTGTCTATTCGGCGCATATGATATAGACACCGACGTTTTGTACGTATATGACGGATACAAGCGTGAAAAAGCAGAAGTTGCTGTCCACGCATCGGCAATCAAGGCCAGATATCCGGGTGGATTCGTACTTCCGGGCGCTATAGACCCCGCTTCACGGGGCAGAGGGCAGGCAGACGGTAAGCAACTGCTGAAACTATACCGTAAAGAGGGCTTACGCGTCATAGAAGCAGATAACGCAGTCACCGCAGGCACCGACGAGGTGCGCAGCAGGCTAGCGACAGGACGATTGAAGATTGCATCGCACTTATCCGACTTCTTTGACGAGTATCGCATCTATAGGCGCGACGAAAAGGGCAGGATCATTAAGGAGCACGATCATTACATGGATGCGCTCCGCTATTTGGTCATGACAGGGCTGAAAATAGCCAAGCCGATCACCCACACGAGCGTAAAGGGCGGCGGTGGCCGCAGCTACTTCAATAATTAGAGACAGACGCATGCCGCAACAACATCTAATGTACAAAGAAGACTCCTCACCAGAAGGGCGCAGACTATCGACGCTGCTTATAGGAATGGGGAAGTCTCTGGGCCGCAAGTACGCTGATTATAAAGGGCAGCGTGACTCTAAGGAGCGCGAGTGGATTAATGCCATCCGCCAGTACGAAGGAAGCTTCGACTCTGAGGATCTTACAAAGCTGGAGATGGCCCTGTCCGCCACAGGCGGAAGCTCCGATCCTATCTCTGTAAACATCACGAGACCGAAGACTAACATCGCCATAGCGCGGATGAAAGACATTCAGTTCCCGACCGGAGGGGACTTTAACTTCTTCCTGCGCCCGTCCGATCTCAGCGAAGAGATCAAGGAAGCGCTAAAGACCGATAAGCCCGACCCCGCCATGCAGATGCAGGCAGTTATGGGAGGCATGCCGCTTGAGCAGGTGCCAGCGCCTAACGCTATGGCACAGCAGGTCGTAGAGAAGAACGAGAGCAGCGCTCCAGAGATGGAGAGGCAGCTCAGGGCGCGTCTGATACAAGCAGAGTACGGACGCAAAGCAAGGCTCGCTATAGAAGACCTGTGCATACTAGGTACAGCCGTGCTGAAAGGCCCGACCATCCAGAACAAGAAGTACAACAAGTATAAAGAGGCTACTACGGTAGACGGGAAGAAGCTACAGATACTCGAAGAGCAGTGGAAGCCTGTACCGTCAGTACAGCGAGTAGACCCTAGGCTATTTTTTCCAGATCCATCAGCTAGGCTCCCCGAAGAAATAGAAGATGCGTTTGAAGATCATCCCTACTCGGCATCTGAGGTAGCCGCGCTTGCAAAGAATCCTGCATTCCTGAAGGAGCAGATTGCTAAAGTTCTGGATAAAGATCCAGACAATACCGAAGCGCCGACGGTAGTGCAGGAGACGCAGAACGACAGAGGCCAGACGCGTAAGGCGCGGTATTGGGTACACGAGTACCACGGCCCTCTGGATAAAGAAGTTCTGTTTGAAGCAGAGATGATCGAAGAGGAAGACTACGAGAACCCGCTCTCCCGCTACACGGGGGAAGTGTGGTTCCTGAACGATCTAGTCATACGCATATCCCTGTCCCACATTGAGGGCGAAGAGGGTATACCATACAGTGTAACAACGTGGGAGAAAGATCCAAACAGCGTGTTCGGACACGGCGTACCGTTTCTCCTACGCAATGCAGCTCGCACGGTGAACAACGCGTATCTGATGCTGCTTGACAACGCATCGCTTACAGCAGGCCCACAGGTTGTTCTGAACAAGGACATGATAAAGCCAGCTGGACTTGATGACGACTACTCTATTCGTCCGATGAAGGTGTGGTTCCTGACGGAATACGGACAGGACGTGCGCGAAGCTATGCAGTTCGTAGACATTCCTGCGCAGATGGAACCGATCGCCAAGATCATTGACTCAGCCATGCAGTTCGCTGACATCGAGTCCTCGACACCGCTGCTACAGCAGGGGGACATGCCGTCTGGTAATAACACCACGACAGGCATAGCAATGGTTATGTCTGCTACGAATATAGTACAGAAAGCGGCAAGCATGAGCTGGGACGACAATATCACCAAGCCCATGATGCAACGCTGGTACCACTACGAAATGCAGTACGGCGAAGACAATGATGTGAAGGGAGACTTTGACATCGAAGTCGGAGGAGCAACGGAGCGCATCGAAGCAGAGATCAGATCGCAGGAGATTGAGCGCATGCTCGGGCTAGCTGGCTCTAATCCTGAGTTCATGCTGCACGTAGATGCGGCGAAGTCCTTCCGCGCGCTTGTCGATAACACCCGCACCGGAGACGTTCTGCGCTCGCTGGAAGAAGTAGAGAAGCTGAAGCAGGAGCAGGCCGCTGCCGCACAGCAGCAGCAAGAGCAAGATCCCGAGATGATTAAAGCACAGGCCGCTCTGATCATGGCGCAAGCTAGGCAGGCAGAGTCCCAAGCTAACGCGCAGGGACAGAACGCCAAGCAGGAAGTATCCGTAATGGAGATACAGGCACGCTACCAAGGCTACGTAGCGGAAGCGCAGGCTAGACAGAACGAAGCCACCCTGAACTATGAGCTTGGCCTAGCTAAGCTGGCTCAGGAACGTGACCTTACTGTAGCGCAGCTCAAGACGCAGCTACAGATTTCAGACAATGACCGGGCGACGAGACTGGAACTGAAGGATATCGACTTCGCTAAGATGGAGCGCGAGATCCAAGTTAAACAAGAGTTTGGGAGCGGAATCTAGTGCAAGATAGAGAGATCTTTGCAGTAATTGAAGAAGTATTTCGCACACAAAAGACGCGGGATATGCAGAAGCTACTTGATAGAGACATCGAGATGAGTAACGAGGCTCTGCATACCCTTAGAGGAATGGCCGTAGCAACCGACGCAATACTGCGTACGTTGAGGAATACTTTAGGGTATGATCCAATCGGCCTATAAGAGCGGCGGCAGCAATGCCCCTGCAATTGGAGGATAGTAGTTTGGTAGACAAGAAGAAAGGTGAATTAGACGAGCTAGACTCGTGGTACGATGAAGTAGAAGATACAACTGGTGATATAGACCAGTCGGCAGAGGAACCAGAGATCGAGGAAGAGCAATCTAGCGGCTCGGAATCCACCGAAGAAGAATCTCCCGACACAGAAACCCCTGAGGAGGACGCGGAACCCGCCTCTGACTCTGGGACTTCGGACGAACCCTCAAAGGATGACCCATACGCATGGGTTCAAGAGCTAGATCCTGAGATGCGGAAACGTGCCGAGGCTCTTGTGCATACGAACCGATCAGATCGGGGAAGAGTTGCCGCCTTACAGCGCCAGCTCGATAAGGAAGCAGCCGAGCGGGAAGCTCGTGCGGCTACCTCCTCTACCCGCCGCAGCGCTCCTGCCGTGGAAGGAGGAACACCAGATACGACCGACGAAGACCTGAAAGCATTTGCCGAGGACTACCCCAACGTAGCATCGAGCGTCGAGAAGATGATTGAGGCTAGGGTTAGGGCCAGACTGGACGAGGCTGTAACTCCTCTTAAGGAAAAGGCACTTGCCGAAGAGCGCTATAAGGAAAAGGAAGCCTTACGCGAACGTGCAAATCGTATCTTTAACTCAGCAGAAACCGGAATCCAATTGGACGAGGTTCTGCAAAGTCCTGCATGGGGACAGTGGATGGAATCACAACCCGCTGGATACAAAGCGTTTGCGAGAACCGCTACTAAGGCAGAGGATGCCGCTAAGGTTCTCGAAGATTTCGCTGCGTATGCGGAAAGAAAAGCCTATGAGGAATACATAGCTTCCGGTGCAGGAAGCGCAGAGCCTACCGTCGAGACTGGTAAAGGTAATGCGGATCAAGTCGCTGCTAAACGCCGTCAGGCATTAGCCGGATCAACCCCACGCTCTAAGACTGGCTCACATGATGATGTCACTCTGAACAGCTACAACGATTGGTTCGATTATTACGCTGAAGGTGGGAAGTAGCATTTTTCGTTTACCCACTTAGAAGGAATGCATATAGATGGCAACTAAGTATGGGGACGTCAGCCAACGTACGGCTGCTTACGCTGAAAAAACGATGCTTGAACATGCTGGGCCTATCCTTGTTTTGGAGAAGTTCGCACAAGTAAAGCCGTTGCCGAAGAACACGGCAGACAACGTTAAGTTCCGTCGTCCTATCCCCTATAATGTGTCAACAACCCAATTGGTTGAGGGTGTGACACCAATCCCGCAGCAGATTCAGTATGAAGATGTAGCTGTATCTATGGGCCAGTACGGTGCCGTTCAGGAAATCACTGATCGCGTAGCGGACATGTCCGAAGATCCGGTGCTGAAAGACGCTGCAATGTTGGCAGGCGAACAGGCTGCTGAGACCCGTGAACTGATCGTATGGGGCGTGCTGAAAGCTGGCACTAACGTCGCATACTCCGGCACTGGTACTCCGACTGCTCGTTCCGACGTTAATGCTCCGATTACCTTGAACTTGCTTCGCAACGCCAATCGTAATCTGAAGTCACAGCGTGCCAAATACATCACGTCTATGGTATCGGCTTCTCCGAAGTTTGCTACGGAAGCTGTGGCTCCGGGTTGGGTTGCGTTCGCGCACACCGACACCGAGCAGGACTGGCGTGACCTCGATGGCTTCACCCCGACCGAGCGTTACGGCACCACGTCTGTACTGTGCGATCAGGAACTTGGTAAGGTAGAGCAGACTCGCGTCATTCTGTCTCCGGTTCTTGAGCCGTACGCAGGCGCTGGTTCTGGCACCGCTAACGGGTGTGTGGTTACTGGCAGCAACGTGGATGTATATCCCATTGTTATCGTAGCTAAAAACTCATATGGTACCGTACCCCTTAAGGGTGCTGGCTCTATGAGTCCTCGCGTCATTAACCCTGACCGTATCGAGAAATCGGACGTGCTCGGGCAGCGTGGCTTTGTTGGCTGGAAGATGTACTTTGCAGCCGTAATCCTGAACGAGGCTTGGATGCAGCGCATCGAAGTCGGCGCTACAGACTTAGCATAAGGAGATAACTAATGGCTACATTGTATCATCCTAGTGCTGCTGCTAGCTGGCAGGGTAATTATCGCGCAAGTTCGGCTGGCCCCAATGGCGAGCCGACTTGGGTTAACTTCTCACTTAACATTACGGCAGCTCAGGCTGTCCAGAACAACATCTTTAAGATGGTGAAGCTGGACGCTAACACTCTCGTAGTCGGTGGGTATATCACCACGACTGGTATCGACAGCAATGCTACCGCTACCGCCACCGTTGACGTAGGCTTTCTGTCTGACGCAAACGGCGACGGCGACACGGACGTTGTTGATTGGTTCGTCGATGGGCACGCATGTGCAAATTCCGGCGCTCGCGCTCTCACCACCTTCGAGGCTGCTGACGGATATTTCTATCCTGTTGACACGCTGACGAGTGATGGTAGCGCCAACGGCGGTTACTTCATTTCGTGCAAGTTGATCGCGGCTATCGCAACGGCAGCCGCTGGTAATATTACGCTCGGCCTGTGTCTTGTAAACAAAGACGCAGTAGCAGGCGCAGCAATCTAGTAAGACCGAGGGGGGGAGCAATTCCCCCCCTCACCTACTTAGGAGATTTACATGGTTACAAAGAAAAAGACTACCAAGAAAGAGAGCGATGTAGCAGTCAAGGCTACTCCCGAAATAGGGGACGAAATCTCTCGTGATATGCTGGCCGAAATGGATCATGCTTCTCTGGTTATGTTCGCAAGGCTTAACTACGGTATGACCTCTCTCACTACCAGCAGCAATCCACGAGAAGAAGTGATCGAGCTTATCATGAACGCAGCCCGTAAGTACAAGGGCAACGCAGAAATGAAAGTAGTTTCAATGAATGAGGAGGTGGAGGTTCCTCCGGGGTACGTGAAGATTCGCGTACAGCCCGGTGCTAACAACCCGAACCAACGGCCCATCCCCATCGGATTGAATTTCCGCATGGCTACCATTCCGGTAAACAAGGACGTAGTGATGCACGCTAAGTGGCTCCCTTGCCTCGAAGATGCAGTGCAGACTAGGTACTACGTTGATCGCAGCGATCCCGACAGGGAAAAGCTGGGTTGGATGGAACAGCACTCCTACCCGTTTAGCATCTTAGAAAGAGGTTAATAGTGGACTATCTCACGCTAGTACAACAGTCGATGTATAAGGCCGGATTGCGGTCTGAGAATCCCTCAACGCTCTCTGGAGCTATCGACATCGTTCTGGACTTCAAGGTCTGGGTTCAGGATGCGTGGCGTGAGTTACAGGAGGAGTCTACGAATTGGTGGTTCCGGGCTAAGCTGGATCAGACGCTGGCTATCACGGCCAGTACCGATACGTACGCAATGCCTACTGGTCTGGAAACTATCAACTACAGGACAGCGACAATCTACACCGTTGCACAGCAGGATGAGCAGCTGCTCACCTACCTGCCGTATGAGGAGTGGAGACAGCGCTTTGATACGGTCGCCTCTGCCGAGGGGCGGCCTATCTACATCACTGAAACGCCAGACATGAATATCATACTGTTCCCTACGCCAGATCAGGCATACACGCTGCACTACGATGGCGTATGGGATATAGATGCTATGGTAGACGATACGGATACGCCGGGATTCCAGCGCACAGGAGCTACGACGCTGCTAGAAAGGCACCAGTGGATATTGGTGTACGACGCAGCTCTTCGGTATGCTGAGCATCACCAAGACGCTGCTAGTATTGCTAGGCTACAGCCGAAGTACTTGGCTCAGCACGAACGGCTAGTGCAAAAGCGCACGCCGCCTATTAGCATTCCAGCAGGCGTACTTACAGGGCTATCGCGTAACTCTAACTTCCGCAGGTTCAACTAAAAGCTATGGCAATCGTAGATCCAAGACAGTTTAAAGAAACGGGAATGATAGATGTACCGCTGAATTCAGGCGTCTATCTGCGCCCGTCGCGCCTGCGCGCACCTATTGGATCATTAACTAATTGCCGTAACTTCGAGCTGGTCGACGGAGCATATGAAGAGTCGCAGGGCCTCACCATAGTCGGCCCTACGATTAGCGACGGCCTGCGCGAGTTCTGGCACGCGAATCTAGATCCGGTGGACGTGGTGTATACAGGATCAGTAGAGATCGGAGACGCTATCTACTGGTACGCTGACGATGGCGTTACACTAGCCGGTACAGCGAGAATCTACTACGCTAATTTAGATGTCGATGAGGTGCGTATCACCATTGATCGCGTAACCGGCGTTAGCCCAAGACGGGCTACTAAATTCTATACGTCAGGCGGAGCGACGCTTGATATAACCGCCACTGGCGATGTGTTCGTATACCAAACAAACCTCAACTTATCGTGGACTGATTATCTGGGCAAAGAGTTCCTAGGATCGCTGGCTATACAGCAGGCAATCATTGACACTACGTGGGATGCCTTCAAGCCAGATCCTCTGGGGGTGCAGGGCATCTCCGGGGTGTTCCAGCTTGGCAATAACAAGTATGCCGCCAGAGATTTCTGGGGAGGAAAGTTTAAACTGGGTGCTAATAGTCCATCTATAGGCGACATTGTATCGGTTACGAACGCGGGAATCACATTCACGGCGGCTGTAGGCGGACACAGGCTATCTGACGGTAGCTGGGAAGGCGGAGACGCGGAGGGAGTTCTGTTCCTGTATCCAGACGCTACCACAAGCACCGACATGTCGACCACAGAAGCGTGGGACGACGAAGCAACTATCACAAACGTATCTACTACAGCTACAGTGGGAACCTGCTTAGCTACAGGAGAGCGGCAGTATAGTAACAAGGGATTGTTGTGGAAGCTGGATGCGGATGCCAAGCAGGGCGGGTGGAGACTCGTCGACCTAGGCTATTCGCTGAGC